GCTGAATTCTTCGCGGCGGATGGGTTCGAACCGGTAGCCAAGCCTGTCTGCACGGTCTGCGCGTTTACGGGCGGTGCGATGCCCGTCCCGCCACTCATCAAGCGTCTGCGGGATCTGCAGCACGGAGCAGCGGTCGTAGTTGCCGCGGGAGAGCTGCAGATAGAGAGGGGCGGCAAGGTCTTGGCAGGGGCTGTCGTGGCCGAGCTCGAGACTGACCTGGACGACTGCGGCGGTGGCGGTCATGACTTCGCCGGGATCGCTAGAAGAGTCCATTGACAGCCGATGTCTGCGCCCTCGCCGCCGATGCGTTCGTAGGCGCGAAGACCGGTGCCGTCCCGAACGTCGATGCTTTGCGCGGTTCCGTTCAATGTCGGGTCGTCCAACAGTGCGAGGGCGAGGTTGAGGTCGTTTTCGTCGTCCATCAGTCCGACCAGGATGTCGTAGGCTTCGTCGAAGTCTGGGGTGTTGATGCGGGCGCGGATGGTCAGCATGTAGGCGCCCATCTCGTCGAAAGCCGCTTCTGCGAGGTCGCGGACGCCTTCGGAGAAGGGCGGGTAGATGTCGATCGCGATCCCTTCCGACGGGGCTGGCAGTAGCCGCGGCTCGACCTGGACGTTGAGGCTGTCGACTCCGTCTAGGGCCGTGCGGATCTGGTCCGCGGCGGCGGACGCGATGTCGGCGAGACCAGCCATCTACGCCAGGCCGAATTGGTCTTTGAGGGGTGCGAGCCGTTGCGCGTACCGTTCCCACGAGTAGCGACCTGGGACTGGGACGCTGCCGTCGTCTCCGAGAAGCCCCGTAACGCCGGGAATGGATTCGGTGTGGCGCCACAGGTCTGCAGCACGGTCGAGGTTGACCTGGGCGCAGAGGTCGTACTCCCATCCGTCGAGTGTGGTGGCGTCGGCCAGGTCGATCTCTGACCTGATCTCTCCTGCGGCTGCGGCGAGGACACGCTCGGCTGCGTTCCGCTGGTCAGCCGACGGAGTCCTAATTTTCAGGATCCGGAACAGCTCGGCTGTCGACGCGAACGCGTCGAACTGGACGTTCTGGACGGGGACGGTGGTTTGGCTTGAGTCGCCGTCGGCGTCGTAGAACGTGATTCTGTACCACAGCGAGTCAGCTGTGCCGTTCTCTGTGGTGAACGATCTTGTCGCTGGCTCGGTCGGGTCGCTGTCGGGCGGGTTGAGGGTGATCGTGTCGATCACCGTCCAGGGGCCAGTCGAGGCGGATGCTTCTTCGATGGTGGCTGTCGCCCAGGCGTTTCCGTCGTATCGGGGAGCCGGCGTGTAGCCGGAGAAGCTAACGACGATGCTCACGGGTATCTCCTAGTGGCAGGTCCCGCTGTTGGGTGGCTGTAGTGGCCTGCTGTGACGGTGGGGATGCGGCCTTGAAGGACGTCGGTGATCTCTCCCGCAGGGCCGGTCGGGAACATCACAGGTCCGGCGTTCACTGTTCCCGACGCTGTGAGAGAACCGGCTCCGGTTAGGGCGGCCGCTCCTAGTCTGAGGACGACTCCTGCAGCGGTTAGGTCACCTGTACCGGTGAGGGTGGAGGCGCCAAGGACGAGCCTGGCGCCTGCAACGGTCATGGATCCTGTGCCGGCGAGGTCGGCTGCGCCGAACCTGGTGCGGACGCCCGCGACGGTGCTCGAGCCTGTACCTGTTAGGTCGGCTGCGCCGAAGCGTGTTCTGACGCCCGCGCCGGTCGATGTGCCGGTACCGGTGAGCGCAGCAGCGCCGAACCTTGTTCGAACGCCGGACGCTGAAAGCGTCCCTGCGCCTGTCAGGTTTGCGGCGCCGAGCCTCGTGCGGGTACCTGACGCACTGAGGCTGCCGGAACCTGTCAGGTCGGCAGCGCCAGTGACGGAGTTGAAGGGTGGCCCTGGGAACGCTGCGGCGGTTCCGACGATGTCGTCGAGGTAGACCGTCCAGTTCGAGACGGAGCCGATGACGTTGGCGCCGTAGCGTCCTTGTGTGGAGTTCGCGCCGGTGTTGCGGCTCGTCCAGGTAACGGAGTCTGTCGTTGACGTCGAGTCGCCGGCGTACACGTTGACTGTGATGCTTCCCGTCGATGTGTTGTGTACGACGTGGTACTCGATGCGATACCAGGTGTTTGTCGAAAGAGCGACCGTGCCGTTTGTGGTGTTGCCGCCGCGGTCTTGCAGTTGGATCTTCCCGTCGGTTCGAAGGATTATCGCGGCGTTACGGAGACCGGAATCAATCGAGCAGAAGAGAGTCGCGTTCGCTCCGGGAAGCGCGGTGAAGTAGATGTAGAGGCGGCCGTAGTGGTCGGTCTGTGTCCCCCACGATGTTGTCCACGCGCAGTAGTTGACGCCTGCGGTGGCGCCGATCGCGTACTTGCCGCTCTGCGCCCCGTGCGCGAACTGTGTGTTGTCGTAGGTGCGGGTTGCGCCAGCAGCAGCAGATGTGGTGTCCCAGGCGTTCGCGGAGCCAGGGTCGGTGTTCAGGATCGTGCTGCCGTTGGTTCCTGCTTCGAAGGTTGCGGTGAGAGAAGCCATCAGCTGTTTCCGCCCGCGTCGCCGTTCGAGGCAGCCTCGAACATCGAGAGTGTCTGTTGCTGGTGGACGGTTTTGCCGCCGTAGACGTAGTCGACGAGGTTGGCCCAGCCGCCGTCGAGTTGGTTTCCTGTGACGGTGTTCCTGTTCTCTCCGACCCACGGCGGAGCGAGGCTGACCGAGTGATAGATGAACGTGCTGTAGAACATCGAACCGTTCCAGGAAGCGACGGTGCCTGCGTTGCCTGAGAACACGTTGTCGGCGATCCGGTTCCCGGTCAGCCGCGGAACCGCCGTTCGTCCTGCGTTCAGGTCGGCCTGCGACAAGAACACGACGAACGAGACGGCTGCGGCGCCCCAGTTGTCCGTAACGACGTTTCCTGAGATGTCGTTGTTCATCGACTCGACGAGGACACCGGCGGGATGGAGCGCGTCGGTGTACCAGCGGGCTCCGAGGGTGATGCAGCCGTAGGTTCCGACGCAGTTCGAAACGATGTTGTTTCTCAGCGCGAAGTTCGACCCGGAGATCTGGACGGCGTCGGAGCTCTTTTGCAGCTGGCCGACCTGGCCAGGGACGGTTGAGTAGAGGGTCGGGTCGCTGTTCGCGTCGAGAAGCTGGTTGCGTTCAGCTACCGTCCCGGCGCCGTCGTCGGACAGGATCAGATCCTTGTACCACGGGTTCGACAGGTAGTTGTCGACTACCTTATTGTCGGCGTTGACGTCGGAGGCGCCGGTGCCGTTCCCGATCTCGATCAGCGAGTGGCCGGCGTATCGCATGTCGTTACCCGACACCAGGTTGCGGTCGGAGCCGAGCATGATGTTGAGCATGTCGCCGGTAGTCGTGGGGAGGTTCGGATCTTTGTTTGTGTAGGTGGCGACGAAGTACCTCCATGTGTTGTCGACGATCGTGTTGTCGTCCGATCCGATCAGCTGCATCTGCATGTGGTCGAACGTGCAGCCGGTGAACGTGATGTGGTTCGATGATCTGAGGACGACGCCCTTGTTCGTCACCGGCGACTGCACGAAGTTCGAGTTGCCTATCTCGAGGCCGTCGATCTTCACGTAGGCGCGGGCGCCGAGATAGACCTCGTACGGTGTCGACCCGACGAGCCCGGGCTGATCAAGCGACGCCCCGGCCGTCGACGCTCTGTAGGTGATCGGTGCCGCAGCTGTTCCGGACCGTGAAGGCGCGATCGTCTGTTTGACGAACGCCCCGGAAAGAACGACGGTGTCGCCGGGATACACGGCGGTGTTCGCCTTGTGGATTGACTTCCAGGCGGAGGAAGCAGACGTGCCGCTGTTGGCGTCGTTGCCGGTCGCGGAGACGTAGTAGAGGGTTCCTGTTGTGCTCGTCACGCTGCCGGCGTTCGGGCAGGCGAATAGTGCCGCGACCGCGGCAGCGATGACGAGGAGGCGGCCCATCTAGTCGAGCGAGATCGTCAGCGAGCCGGACGGGATCGTGAAGGAGTCGCCCGCGACCACGGCTTTCGACGCGGTCAGAGCACCTGTCCACAGGCAGTTACCGGAAGTGGACGCGTCCCAGATCGAGATGTACGCGTACGTCTCGGAGGCAGCGACGTTCGTCCAGGCCAGGTCTGCGTCGGAGGTGACGGTTCCGCTTGAAGCAGCACCGACGGAGAGCGCCTTCCTGGTCGTTTCGGTAGCGGCGTTCGCTGTGCCTGCCTCGCCGGGGTCGCCGGTGTGGAGCTTCACGTACGGCTGCGCGACCGCCAGCGACGTGTTGTTGAAGAGCGCGTCGAGAACCTTGTTCTCTGCGTAGTCGGATACGCTCATTGATTCTCCTCGTTGGTCGACACGGGCTGGGGTGGGGCGGGCCGGATTGCCCGCCCCGTTCGCTTAGTGCTACGAGGCGGTGGTGATCATGGCGAACGCGCCAGGGTCGACCACGACTGCCTCGAACGCGCCGATCAGGCCGACCTCGACACCGCCGATCGCCGGCTCCGTGACGCGGAGCTCGACCGGGGCGCCGGCCGTCTCAGCGACAAGGAGACCGTCGGAGTCGCCAACCACAGCGACGCCCGCGTCCATTCCACGCGAGACGACGAAGTTGAGCGGACCGATCCGGTCGCCAGACACCGAGATGAACTGCGAGAACGCCGACGACGTCAGCCCGAGCAGGTACCCGTACACGTCCGGTGCCATCCAGAGCGTGTTCGCGGTCCTGCCAGAGTTCGTGAACACGTCTGAGTAGCCGGCACCAATCGCAGTCATCAGGTTCGCGAACGTGTACGAACCAGACAGAGTCGAGCTGATGTTGTAGGTGAAGGCGGAGTGCTGGAGCGCCTGGGCGGCGTCCTGCTCCGTCTTCAACGCGTAGTCCGCCGCGGCGAGGTCGAACCACAGCTGCAGCGCGTCCGGCGTCGACCAGTTGATCGCCTGCCACGACAGGTCGCCGCCGCCGAGATACGTGGTCGCCGTCGTGGTTGCCATGTCGACGACCATGCCGGTGTTTCCGCCCTCGGTCTTCTCGGCCGACTGGACAGCCACGACAGGCCGCTGCGAGATCGCCGGGTAGGTGAGCGTGCCCCGCTCGAGCGTCGACCGGCGCGCCGACGCGACGATCGGGCGTGAGTTGTCGATCACCTGGAAGATCTGAGCGATGTGCTGCGACGGCTGAAGACCGCCGACGTTCGACGACAGCGTGTTCGCCGGCGTCCGCTCGAGCATGTCGATCCGCTGCTTCATCGCCATCCGCTCGTCCTCGCCGATGTCCCACTTGCGGGCCAGCGTCGCCGACCTGGAAAGGACGAGGTCGCGGGCGTAGCTGTAGTAGTCGCGGTAGACGACGCCGTCGTCGGTCACGTCGACGCCGTCGCTGGCGCCCCGCATGACCTGCCGGAGCTTCTTCGACATCTCGACCGCCCTCGCCTCAGCCTCGGCGGCCTCTGCGAGTTCGGCGGCTTCACGGTCGATGTCGGCGATCTCTTCCCGGTACATCTCGAGCTGCTTCTTGTCGGTGTCGGAGAGCTCGCCGTCTCCGCGCTCCTTGATCAGTTCGTCGTGCTTCGTCTGGACGACGGCGCGACGATCCATGCGGCTCTGCAGCCGCAGCTCCGTTGCTGTTGCCATCAGGTGTTACTCCTTCGAAGACGTAATTGCGTCGGTCTGGCGGGTGCCGTCTTCGGAGGTGCCAGCCTCTGCTGGGGTGTCCGTGTCTGCGGGGTGCGCCTGGTATCGCTGCGGAATCGTGATGCCGAGCCGCCGGCAGCGTTCGATCAGCTCGGGGTCGGGATTGACCGGAAGCAAAGCCTCGTCGACGATCTGCGCCTCTTCGCGGACAGCGAGGACCTTCGCGCCCTTGTAGGCGGCGAACCGTGTGAACGCAATCGCGAACAGGTTCGCCTTCGCACGCTGGATCACACCGGCGGCGTTGCGGAAGCTCTTCACCGGCCGCGCCTCGAGCGAGACACCGTCGAAGACGCCCTCGCGGACGAGCTCGAGCGCGGCGTCGCCGTTCTGGGTTTCGAGCATCCTGACCGACCCGTAGAAGCCGTCCTGGGCTTCGCGGAGCGAGAGGCCGCGGGCGACCATCCCGCCGATGCCAGGCTCATGCTCGACGTTCGCGACGATCCGGTGGGCGGCGTTCAACTGGTGGTTGAACACACCGGGAAGCCACTCTTCCTCGTACGGCACCCCTTTGGGGACGCCGCCCAACCCGTCGTTGTGGGTGATCCGCTCCCCGTAGGGGACGATGCGAACGTCGACTGTGCGGCCGTCGCCCGGTGTCAGCGACGCCGCAAACGTGCGAACGATCATGTCGGGACCGTGGCTGTCTGCCCCGGCTTCAGTCGGGTTCAAAAGTTCCTGATCCATGTGTCCTCCTAGCCTGTGACGGCTTTTAGCGGCGGCGTCTGCCCGATCACCTGCGGCTGCTCCAACGCGGCCTGCTCGTCGTTCGCCGGCGACTGCTCCGTCAACGGCGCGAACGTGTCCTCCGCCCGGAACGACACCCACTGACCTCTCGGCAACATGCGCGCCGAGAACGCGTCGGCGAGCCGCGTTGACATCGGGCGAAGCTCGAACCGCCACCACATCTCGCCCAGAGCACCGGGGTTCTGGTAGGTGAGGCCGCCCTGCAAAGCCATGTTCAGAAGCACCGACGGCACCCCGTAGGCGGTGCAGATCGCCCGGGCGTTGTATTCGCGGTTATCGAGCAACGCCAGGTCGGCAGGGTTGATCGAAAGCTGCTGCGCGTCGATGTCCGGTGGCAGCACCGGTGGAGCGCCGCCACGCTGCGACGTCCGCTGCACCCATTTCGCCTGCAGCGCAGCTGCCTGCTGCTCGTTCACAGGACGCTTCGCCTTCAAGTAGAACTGAGGCACCCCGCCGGCGTTCACGGACATCGCCTGCTCCTCAGCAGTCAACGCGCCCAACGCTAACTGCCCGTAGGCGCGCAACGCCGACGTCCCGTGCAGCCTCGAACCAGGGTTGCGGTCGATCTGCACCACACGGTCAGGGTTGAGCTCAGTATCGCCGAGCACGAAAACGCGGACGCCGTCGCGTATCTTCACTTCACACTGCGACGAGTCGAGCACCGTCCAGGTTCTCGGGTAGCCGGTGGCGTAGAAGTCGGTGACGTACAGCAGCACGAACCCCCACCCATAGATCTGCTCGACGATCGAGTGCAGCGCGTCCGCGATCCCGTTCGGATACCAGTTCGGATCGGGCTGCGACACCCACGCCGGCTCCGCACCGTCGGGGCCGTGGAACTCGATCGGCATCGAAGCTATCTGCTGCGCATTCATCTGCTGGCAGCGGTTCGCAACCCACACCCTTTCGGCCAGACGCGCGTTCCCGAAACCTGTTCCCAACGCGCCGAGCGTTGAGCTGACACCGAGGTTGTCCTGGTACCACGACGGGATCGCGATGTCGAACAGACCCTCCGTCTGAGCGACAGCTGCGCGGCGCAGATCGAGCGACTCGATCGCTGCCATCTCCTCCCGCGACGGGCCAGCCAGCAAGTCACGGAACCTGCCCATCAGAAGATCATCGTCTCCCCGACACCGATACCTGCGGCTACGCCGAGAGCGACCGTCGCCGCGACAAGCGGCGAGATGTCCACCTTCGACGAGGTGCGCTTCCACGCCCACCGGTCAAGCAAAGGCCGCTCTGCAGCTCCGGCCAGAGCGTCGCGCAGCTCCTGCGACCCGAGATGCTCGAGGTCTCCCTCAGCGACGATGTCGACGAGGTGGCCGCACATCTCGCCCAACTGCGCAGCGGTGATCCACTCGACCGGGATGCCGAGCTCTTCCAGCTCGACGCGAAGCGACCCGGCAGGTCCGGCACCGTCGGCTGCGACAGCGTAGATCTCATGGCCGATCCGGTCGTAGGTCGCTGACAGCCAGCCCGGAAGCCACTTCGTGCCCTGCTCCCACTTCTGGATCTCGACGTGGTACTTGCCGGCGTCGTTCCTGCCTGCAAGAGCCACAGACGTCCGTCGCTCAGGAGACACGTCGAACGCGAGCCCGTACGGAGGCAGCAGCTTTGAATCTTCCCGCTCCAGCGCATCCCACGCACCAAGGTCGATGCGGCGGTCAACTGACCCGTCGGTGCGCGGCCAATCACCGACACCGAACAGCTCAACAGCAGCGACACGCGCCGGCATCGTCTCGATCTCGTCGGCCATCGTCTGCTCAGCGATCAACCCCTCGTCCATCGACGGGTTCCCCGACCGCCACAGATCACGGTTACGCAACAGATCGTCAGTCATCTCGTCCGGGTGATCCAACGGCGCAGACCATTCCACCCACGAAACCCTCGGCGACCTGGCAATCCCGCGCTCACGAATGAACGCGAACGGAATCCCGTTCTGATGCACCGTCTGATCCACCGCCGACCCCGCATAGATCGTCTTAGCGCCATGCTTCGCAGTCGACGCCCGCAACGTCGGCTTCTGCGCGCCAACCGTCGCCTCCGGGATCTCCATCGCCTCGTCCCACACCAACAGGTCGCCAGACCATCCGCGTCCGCCGCCCCTGGTTCGCGCCTTGAAGATGATCCTGGTGCCGTCCTTCAGATTGATCGACTCCTGCCCGTTCGCGTGCTTGTACCCGCCGCGGTCCTTCACCCTCGAGTGGAGATGCGGCGCGTCCTGGATCACCTCCTCGAGCCGCCACTGATGCTCCAACGCGGTCGCGAACTCATGCGCCGTATGCATCACCACGTCGTACCCCAACGGATGGCCGAGCTCGAACGCAACGAACCCCTCGATCACCTGCAAGATCACACCCTTGCCGTTCTGCCGAGCAACATCGATCCCGTCGTCAGTCGACACGAACCGGTCATCCTCGTCCAACCCGAGGATCCCGTCGATCACGAACTCCTGCCAATCAAACAGCTGGCCGCCCGCAGCACGCCACCACTCGCACGCCTCACGCCCCAACGACCGCGCCCGAGGCGGAAACCACGCAAACCGCGGCTCGATCACAACACCACACTCCGACGCCGGCCGCGACCCCGGTTTCCCTTCACCGCACCAGCACGCCTGTTACACGAACGGTGCGCAGCCCCCAGATACGAACGCCTGTCATCCGAATGATCCAGATCCCACTTCGCCCACGGCGCGATCAACTCACCGCACCGCGTACACCTCGCAACCCCACTAGCAACGATTCGGCCCC